ACGGTTGCTCCAGATGCCACTGCCGAACCAGCGCCATAGTACTTAAGTCCCAATCCCATCACATAGGACGTAGATGCAGCCTGATTAGTGTTGTTGAATCTCGCAGCCGTTGGAACGGTCGGCGATCCTTGGAACGCCGGGGATTGCAGAGGTGCAGCGGTCGCCCAGGAAGTAAACGGCAATGTGTTTATTTGTGACCTGGAATTAATGCTTCCGTCATAGCCTCGATAATTCTGAATCTTAACAGTGCCTGAACTAGTGGCCCACGTTTTTGTTTCAAGCATTCCTGCGGCGATTGTGGGCGGCTGATTAGAACTTGCTGCCAAAATAGCATCTGATTGGAAAGCGAATGTTCCATCAGCAACAACATTGAAGTCGATTGCAGCTTGAATAATAGCTGCTGAAGGCCCTGACAGCCCACCCCAAGGCATTGGAATTGCACTTACGATATTGGCATAAGTTCGCACAGGCTCCCATGATGTGGGCGACGATGCAGGGTTTGTTACATTCGCCGCGACAATAGAGCGATATGGAACCGCAACGCCACCTGTAACGTAGCTGACTTCTGAATTTATGTCGTAGCCACCAGGCATATCGCTGTACCAGATCGGGCGAGAATATTTTTGCCATTGCTGTACGTTTTCCGACAACAAGTTAAACAAAAAGTTTTGCGCTCGTCGCTCAACGGCTTTTGCGGCGGGATTACCTGATGCAAGACTGATTTCATAGTCCGGGCCGTAACCGTTCGTAAAGTTGACGAAACCGGCAGGGCTTAATTGCGGAACGTCTACCAAGTCACCCGCATTTGCGAAGGGCTTAAGAATTAATTTTGGGCTTGCCATTGTTACTCCTGTATAACAGTTATCTTACTTCCACCGAATTGCGGCACAATTCCGTACTCTGGCTTATTAAGAAGATTTAGAAACTGGCCAGAGAAATTCATTGCGCGGCCAATCCGATATTCTACCTTAAATGCACCAACTATATTAGGGCTTGACGATCCGGCAGGGGTTATCCCGGTCGAATCCGTACAGTAAAAATACTTGCCAGCCGCGAAGTCCCAAGGCTTTTCTTCGTTGAATATATACGCAAGCATTCTGTTTACATATTTGACGCTGCCGTTAGATATGAGCATTGCATAACGCAATTGCAAAGCCCATCTGACTTCTTGAATACTCAACAAAGTAGTATCACCACCACCGTAAAAGTTACCGCCTACGGTATTAGGGTTTGCTACTGCGCCTCCAGAGTATTTGAAGTTCTGACGGTTAGGGCCGTATGCCCACGAGAAGTTGCCTGGATAAAGGCCGAATAGTTGCGACGGAACGCCCAGAATAATACACCAGACCATAAGGCCGAACGTGTTGGCAGTTCGCAAGTCGAATACGGATATCTTCCAGTTTTCCCAGAAAATATTTTGGTTCGTATTATAAAATGCGGCCTTATCCTGGATGATTTTCGTAACATGCGGGGCGTTACTATGCAACCATTTTATCGCTCGCTGCACGTCAATAACGTAAGGGGTCATAGTCATGGCGCGACGGTTACGGTGATGTTATTGATTAGCAGAATTGCCATTTCAAAAGGTTTCAGAACGACCTCAGCCGAATATCCGGCAGGGAATGCGGGCGGCGATGATCCGGTAAGGACTGCTGCCACGCGAACGTCCTTGATGTACAGGCCAGGAAGCTGACGCGCAACGGCCCCGCCCATTTCGAACGACGATACACTTGCGCCGACGACTAGGCCCGGCTCACCATCCTCTAATCCGCTTACATAGTTCATGATTGCGCGCTGGATCGCCGGGGCAGGTGCCGCAACGCTGCTGGATTGCTTTACGGTAATGTTCACGTAGCAATCATACAGGGTCGGAATCGTCCACTTCGTATAGTACGAAACGCCCGTTGCTGGATCGATAGTCGGCACGCCTAGAGGGCTGCTAACGGGCGTGCCGCTTGCCGTTCCGTAGTCCCATGGGCATCCTCCGTGGTGCGCCTCGTACAGCGCTGCGGCGACTGCTGCGGCATTCGGTGCGCCAGCCACGCAAACCCACATGGCATTCGGCAGTACGAAATTAACCCCAGCAATAACGCCTGCCGCGCCTGTGTTGTTTTCGATTACTTGACAGGACGTAACGTTATCCACCTTCATAACTGCGGCGCGAATTGCGGCTGACGATCCTACGCCCTGAGTAGCAAGCTGCTGGTTGCGTGCGGTTTTAAGTTGTGGGTCTTGCAGCGCAAGAGTGCCATTCACGATAACCGTCGCGCCAGTAGTCATAGCGCCACCCCATCCGATGGTTCCATCCATGATTCGAAGCGAAGGCGAGGCGATAGGAATCACTCCGAATTCAACAGAGCGTATATCTGCCGTCACCGTACCACTTACTGGAATCGTAATCGGCGTGATGGTCGTGAAAATATCGCCAGCCGTAGTCTGCAAGCGCGATCCTGCCGGAATATTGGTGGCGCTATTACCGGTGAAGGTTACGTTACGCGCTACTGTTGATGCATTCTTGCCGCGAGTAATTCCCATCAACGCGGCGATTGAATCCAAAAACGTACCGTATGCAAGATTAGGGTTAATCTGATTGGCCAGTTCCGAATTGTTTTTGATTACGCCAGTACGTGCAATGACCTCTGCCGTAATCATAGTTCCTTGCGGCGTACTCGATCCTAAATCCAGACTCGTTCCGAAGTTATCAGTCCACTCTTTTTGGACTTCCATCAGCACTGTTTCGGTATCAGGCGATATTGCCCCGGTATCCGTGATGTAATTATAACCGCTCATTAAACCATTCCTCCATCTGTTCGTTGACCGGCTTCATGACCGGTCTGTATGTGGCCGTGCGTGGATACGGTAATCCCAGCGACGGTTGTGGTTTGCGGCAAAGCGCACAAGGACGTACCGCCAGCGCCGCCCGTCGCGCTGAATCCGCCATTAACGTTAGTCATTCCGGTAAGCAACGAAGTTCCTTTTACGATCAGATTTTTATCAACAGTAACGTTGCCCGTCATTTCAGTCTCAGGCACATCAATAAGAACTTTGCTAGGGGCTGTGATCTTTATATTATCGGATCGAATTGAAATTCGCGTCTTGGAATCAGTGGACTGTATAACCATGGCCCCTGAATCTTCGCCATTTATGACGTAATTTCTGAATACGTCAGGCACGAACATACCAGAGCTAAATTTGTGAATGGTGCCAGTATTGGGTGGAGATTCTTTTAGCGTCTGCATAAACAGAGCCATATCACGATCTGCCGCGTGAATCCAGCCCAAGTCGCCTGTCGAAATAGGGAAGCTTATGTGGAAATTGCCAGCACCTATAGACAGGGCTGGCACTTCGGCAAGTTCGAAACGGGATCGCGGCTTATCATTAAGACCCACCCATGTTATCAGCGGCTTTACTGTTGCGACATTCTTCGCCCGGTCGTAATTCACGACTATGGCTGGAAGCATTCCTTCCATTGAAATATCATGCTGGCGCATCATCGAACTCAGAGCCGCGAAAAGACTTGTATCGTCGTTTGGCGTCGCAGATGTAAGGGGGATTAGATTTTCTTCGGCCATATACGCTCCATTAATCCCGGTATTATATCCGTATGCGACGCCCTAGTAAAATGCCATTATACTTTGCTTTTCTTCATAGAGTCTTCATTAGCCAAAGCTTGATTAACGCCTTTGGCGACGGCGACATCAAACATTTTAAATGCATCTTCAAGAGAATAATACTCTTCCAATTCGCGCAGCGTAGCTATACCGTCTTGCAATAGCTGCGCGATTAATGGATCCACGCTAACGCTATTGACGGGCGTGGAGTCGCCGCGAAAACGTGACGGTACTTTTACGCCTCGCCATGTTTTCAGGAACTTGAAAGTGTGATCGCTGGAATATACAGTAATGGCGCGCATGACCATAATCGGCGGCATCTTTCCGATTCCGTCACGAACGTGCAAATTGATTGCCTCTGTTGTATCAAGTCGGCACCATACGCCAGTCTCTCGCATGCCGTCCATAATCATCGCTTCGGTATTGCCCAGAATAATGCAAGGCGGAATATCACCCGGCATCGCCATAAGCTCTAACGCACGCACTGCCGCGAACTGGCGCGAACGGTATTGGCGACCGAACACGGTAAATGTTTTAGTTTGAACGCTCATGCTGCTGGTGGGCTTCCTGTTGCTTTAACGTAGAAAGGAATATCGCGGCTGGTAAGATCATATTCAAGCGAAGTAATAACGTAACGCCCGTCCAGACTAGGGTTTAATTGTGACGTGACTTCCACGGCCTGCGCAAGCTTTATATAGCCATCGAACATGCAGCGGAATTCTATACCCCATTCATTCCAAGTCGGTATGCCTATGAACTTAGTCACGTTAGCGACTTCGGACGGATTAATGATTCGATTGCGATCTTTGACGATCAAAACGTCATCATCAACGAATGCCGCGACGTTCGGGCGATACATCGACTGGATATCGATAAGCAGCGCAGAGACTAC